GCCGAATTCGGCCCAGCTATGGTAAGGTTTGAGCCAAGGAGCTGCGCTCCCCATACCTCTGGAGCACCTAGATACTGTAGGCCGTACAGGGCTGCATCTGACCAGACCAACACTTCTTGGCGTGCTTGGATAGCGTCTACGATTTCTGTACCTTCTGACAGACGTAAACTACCTGCTTGGTTAGTAGCCGCAGGTGTCCAGTTAGCTGCGTCTTCTTGGTCTGACCATCGGATAAGCATAGGGTCTATGCCAGCACTACCAATCTCGTTTGCCCCAAAACAGAACGCAAAGCGGAATATGTCAGATACAAACGCTAGATTTACTACAGTAGGTACATCGGACGCACCTCCCAAAGAACTTACAGCAACAGCACGTGTATTAACCCCGTTACTTGCGTCCCAGTAGTATGGTGCTCCGCCCCTGTGGGCAAAGAATAAGTCCTCACCAAAGTTAGACTGACTCCAGATACGCATAGGCGCCAATGTTGTACCACCTGTACCCCACGTCCCAGTACCCCAACGCCCTGCACCCCAACCAGTAAACGGTACCTCAATCTCGTTACCCGTATTGATCTGGTAGGTGCCTACTGTGCTGCCGCCACTGTTACCTGTATCTGACCCGTTAGCCAGTACAGTATTGCCAGAAGTGTCCTTGGCCTCTACTGTGTAGGAATTGCCGTTAATTATGGTAGCTATTTGGTACTCTTGATTGAGCACAGCCGCAGTAATATTGCCGCCTAGAGAAGCAGCTCCAGAGAAAGTTACAAAGTCATTCTGGAGGGCGCCATGAGAAGCATCGGTTACAGTAAGAGTGGCATCGCCGTTTACGGCTGCAAATGTAACATCGCCCGCTGCTGTGGTTGCTCTAATAGGGGTAACGTCAAAGTAAGCCCCACCTCGCTCAATGTAGTATTTGAGGTGAGTACCTACAGAAACAAGATTCTGAAGACTAAGAGTAGCCCAGTTGAATAGCGAACGTGCTACACCTAGGTAAGTATTAGCAGAGAGCTGTTCCCACCCGCCTATTTTCTGGGGTAGGCCACGTCTGAAGCGCACCTTATCAGTCTCGTACCACTGACCTTCGGCGGCATACCGGGTAGTTTCTCTGTTTACTCCCGGTTTGAATTGTAATTTTCTAACTGCCATTTAGACCTCAATCCGCGTACTCACCACTAGCAATCATGTCGGTCAGCTCTAAAGCACGGCCACCAACTTGTTTTGCCCACCTAGAGTCCAAGAACTCTGTAGAGGCTTCTGTGTAGTCTCCCGCTTCCATAGCGGTTAATGCGCGTCGAAAGCCACGTAAACGCGTAGCTCCGAGGTTAAATGCAATGTCAATAATAGCATCTTTTCGTACATCATCAAGACCGTTAAACCACGCGTATTCTGAGGCTAGCTCCTTTATTACACGCTCAACATCGTTCTGTAGTAGGTAATCTATCTCGTCCTCGGACAGCCCCATACCGCCTTTCTGGTCGATATTGCGGCCTACTCCTACAGTGACCTTACCTTCAGAGCATTCATAAGCATGAGTTTCCACACCCTCATGGCGCTTTAACATGTCAATTAGCTTTTCCATATTATTTCTTACCGTTTGATCCGCCGTAGAAAAAAGCCGCACAGGTGCCTAAAATGCCTGATAGCTGGCCCAATACTAGCGAGATAATAGTCTCATCGTTCTGATCGTGGGGCAGTATGGTTACGGTCATAACGTACGCACCGTATAAAATTAGTGCCAATATACAGAACACTTTAGGTGTTAGATCGCCAGAGAACTTAGCTCTAGCATCCTTTCTGTCCTCGACTTCTGTCTTAAAGGACTCTAAATCGATCTCCATTTCGCGGATACGATCCTTAAACTCTTTGTCCGCCTCTTTGAGCAATACCGCCTTTTCAGGTTCGCGCTCTATGAGGTCTTCAATTTCATTGGCCGTGGCATCTGGCATACCCAGTTTTTGCGCTGCCATTTTGACAGCCATGCCCGCCATTGGCCCACCCGCTGCACTGGCTATAGTAGGTGCAAGGGATTTAAGTAGGCCACCTAGTTTCATTCCGCAGCTTCCACAATTGTATCTATGGTGTCACATACATCAGGCACTATAACGCCGGTTGTTGCAGACAGGGCACCACGGCCAACTGCCCGGACACCTTTGTAAAATTGATTACAGTATATTTCTTTGTTTGCCATAACTTGCTCAACAGACGTACAGCTAGACAACGTGAAAACAGTTAAAAAGCTAATCTTTAATAAACATTTCATCCGCCATATCCTCCAGTTCTTTACGGGCTAGTTCTTTGTCTTTATTCATTTGTACTATTTTCTTGGCTTGCGTTTCTTGCTCGTCCAAAAACTCTTTTAGCCTATCCTTGTAGCCGTCCATCATGTGGTCAGCTATTCGGTCTTTCAGGTCACCCCTGTCAGCAACTCTAGTATCTTTGCTGGGGTTTATGTAGTCCGGGCCGGTATTGCTGAAGTACAGCATGGTTTGTGATTTGGAAGGGCCGTAGCAAAGACGGGGAATTCTAGCCACCATATCGCTACCCTGCACACAAGATATTTGGTTATCCAGCGTCATTGGCTTCTTAAAGCCTTTAAAGAACACGTTTGGCTTACCGAAAGTAATCAAGTTTATGTTGTCATGCTTGCCGTTGAGCATAGAGGCAGATAGCTCTGCGAGCGCACCACCAAGGCTATGGCCGCAGATCAACGTGCGTTTCTTAGGGTCTATGTGCTTTTTGACCTCTTTCCAGACTGACCTGTGTGCCATAGCAAAACCACCGTGGCACAGCCTACCGGCGTAAGGCACCGGCACGACCAAAGCATCGGTCAGCCAATCCCGCCCCTGCTGTGTGCCCCTAAAGGCTATAATATCTATGGACTTACGCTTCGCCACATATACTGTAGTAGATGTCCATTTGCTTTCTATTTTAATGGCATCTTTGTTCTGGTCTTTGTAAGCGTTAATTGCCCAGCTACAGGCCATGTTCAGCAGTACAGGATCGAGTCTCATTTTTCCGCCTTATTCTCTAGTCGTTTCCAAATAGCCCCAAGTGTTTCTTTAATCTCGCGTATGTCTTCACGGTAGTCTTCTTTCGCCACATATTTCTCAGGAATACGATTAAGGTCTTCCCCTATCTTATCAAGCATTGTGTATGCTCGGGTAAAGGCCCATATGACTAAAAACCCTGCTACACCAGCAACACCACTTGCAACAATCTGACCTGTCATTTCCATTATTCTTCCACGTTTAGGGGGTTATCTAGTATCCGCTGGATGCGCTCTTCCAAATCGTCACGCATCTCACGAAGTTCGTTGTCTATGTCTCTCAGACTGTCGTTGACCCGCTCTTCTAGGGCGTATACATCGTCTCTCAGCTCTCTGGTAGCGAGAACAACAGAATCATCAGTGCCTCTAGCAATCCGTTCTGTGGCGTCTATATCTGCTTGCAGGCGGTCTATGTTGTTCATTACCTCGACTATATCTTGGTCTAAGGCCCGTTCCACGGCTGCTATTAACACTTCCGCAGTATCTAGTTTAGTGCTTAGTACAGCTAACTCTTCGTCATACGAGCTAAAGTCAGGTGATACGTAGGCAGTTACTGCTTCTTCCGCATCTAACAAACGCTGATACAACTCAAAGCCGCCCCACATCGCTGCGCCAATACTACCTAAAAACGGTATAACAAGCAGTAACTTGCCCCCAGAAAGCTTTACCTCGCCAACTTCTATCTCTGCCATTGCAAATCCACCAAATCGTTGTAACCCGAATTACCCGTCACACGCAGCACACCCAATGGATTTGCCCGAATATTGTTCGCTGGGTAGGGCTGCGTGGACGAGTAAAACTGTTGTCTGTCCGACAGAGTAACGCTGTCGTACTGCGAAAAAGCCGGGTTGTTTGATATGAGAAAAACCGCAAGGCTCTGGTCTGTAAATCCACCCGTGTCTTCTAGGTTTTCTAGCTCGTTGTCTAAGCTCTGCTGAACATCCGCCTGAGTCATAGTCTGTATCTGCGTTTCTGCTCGTTGAACAGTGCGTTGCTCGTCTTGGCTAGGAGGCGCTACGTCAAACCTGCTAAAGTCAGGTAGCTGTGCTGACAGGAACTGACCTACGCTTTGGCCCGTTGCAATAGCGTCATTAAAGTCATTCTCAAATTGCATTTGAGTTGGCGGCGCAAGCTCCGATGTCGTAATCGTATTGGTTTCTTGCTGCTGGGCTTGTTGAGCCACAACTTGAGTAATCTGAGCCTCGGTACTATAGGCATCCGTAACCTGTCCAAACTCTTGCTGCTCTTGAAGCACCATCTGTGTTTGTGAATTTACTGCATTGCTTCGATAGGTTGGCTGACCCACCGTGCTGAGTGCTATACCCACAACATCGACAGCAGGGCGTATTACCTCACGCTTTACTACCTTTTCTGCTTCTTTTTCGGGTTCCGGCTCACGAATAATCTCTACGCGCTCTACTCTTTGCACGGGTTCAACCACTGGCTCTTCACGAACTATAGCTCGGGTAGGGCGTGGCTCGGGCCTTGGTTCCCTGACTACTTGAACTGGCTCTTGCACCACTTCCACAGGTCTTTCGGCCCGCTCTGGTTCAGCTCTTACTTCCGGCTCAGGTTGTTGCTGCTGTTGCCGTTGTTGTTCAGGGCGGTCAGGCTCTCTTGGTGAAGGCTCCTCTGCTCTGGGAGCAAGGCCAAACATTTCGCGCTCTTGTTCTGTGTCTTGATAAGGCTGGGGTGGTGGAGGTGGCGGAGGCGCAGTTTGCGGCTGCCCTAGACGACTTTGGTTATCCGTAAAGAAATAATCCTCTACTTCGTCTCCAAAGACATTATCTGTGTACTGATTTGTTACGCTAGACTGAGCCACGGCATCCCAGTATCCGTCACACGTTGAATCATTTGCGGGGTTCGTACAATCCACCAACGTGCTGGCGGACATGATTAAGCTTGCAACACCGTTGTTTAGTTCAAAAGTTGTATCACCGCCGTAGTTTTGCACATCATTAGTGGTAAACCCATTCATCTCCCATTCTTGCGTCCAAGGGCTGCCAGACCCATCACCTGTGGGGAAGTTACCACCGTACCAGCCAACAAACGCCTTATGGTGAAAGCTGACATTTACATCCTCGTACTCGAACTTGAAACCGCCCGTTTTATCTAAAGTTAAGCCAAACGTATTTTCGTTAGTGGTCGCGTACTCTCTCACCTTATGCCACAAGAAACTGGTGGATTCTGAATCTGTTTTGTAGAAATACCCTGCATCAGCCGCACTGCTAGTATCATCAAGGTCAGTCCACATAGGGGCGATCATGTAAGAAAAGTTACTTAGGCCGTAGGTGTTGGGCATGTAAGTAGGCATACCCGTGCCGTGGGTATAACCGTCACAACAATAGCCAGTTGGTGGGGCCGTTTGCCTTCCTACTCCTGTAGTTGGGTTGTACATCAGAACAAAGCCGTTGGTCGAAAACCAAGCATGAGTGAACACTTTATCCAGCCAAGGAAACGTGTGTCCCATTTGTATGCTAGTGGCTTTATCATCTACCCCAGAAAGAACCTGCGTCATGCCCGTTGGGTCAAGATCGGCAAAGCACAGTGACGGCAACAGACAGAGTAATGTTAGACGTTTCACCTAACTCTCCTGTCTGGCTCTGGAATCCTGTCAGGGTTGGCCTCCCACAAGGCTTTCGCCTCATCGCCAATCTTGCCCTCGTAAGGACAGGGCGTTCCAGCAGACATCATGCTTGACCAGACACGGTAGTCCTGACACATAAGACTGACTGCTGCTACTCTCATGCCCATATCATAGAGTGTCTTACCTAGCTTGATGCGTTCGCAGTTTTGATCACGGACAGATCGGCCAGTAGACAGTCCTAGTATCTGAGTTTGAACCGCACCTGATATACCTGTGGTACATAAGTCTTGGCTGTAAGAGCTGCCTATTGACGGTGCGATGGCACTGGGTGGTGGAGATTCCACTTTCTGCGTAACTCGCTGAGTTGAATTGCTGACAGAGTTATTAGTGTTGACGTTGCTGTTTTGATTTATTGCGTTTATGTCAGACACAGAATTAGTTGTTTGAAAGCTCGTGCTATCAGAAGTTGATGTGCTTACGCTGGTGTTGGTATTGGTGCTGCTATTAGTGTTTTGATTTACGTTAGTTGAGCTGTTAACAGACGTACTGTTGTTGGTGTTGTTATTGGTGTTGGTGTTTAAATTCGTTATTAATCCGGTGTAGTCGGTCGTGTTGGTGTT